ACTTAGCTATTAGCCAAGCACAGCAAGCTGACTACTCTGTATTTATGGTAGCCGGTGTAGATGAAAACAAACGTATACAAATACGAGATGTTATTCGACAACGTTTAGATGGTCAAGAGATTGTAGACACTATCATAGCTCTTCAACGCTTATATAAGCCTGAGGCTTTTGGTATTGAGGATATGCAAGTATCTAAATCAATTGGACCCTTCCTTAGGGAAGAGATGTTTAAGACTAATACCTTTGTTAACCTGGTCCCATTAAAACATGGTGGTAAGGATAAGATTGCTAGGGCTAGATCTATTCAAGCCCGTATGCGAGCTAAAGGAGTTAAGTTTGATAAGAATGCAGATTGGTATACAACCCTAGAAGACGAATGTCTTCGTTTTCCTAGAGACAAGCATGATGACCAAGTAGACTGTTTAGCTTACTTAGGTATGATGCTTGATAAACTTATTGAAGCTCCTACTCGTGAAGAAGATGAAGAGGAAGAGTATCAAGAAGCATTACATGCATTTGGATATGACCAAGCTGGTCGTAACGTAACTACAGGCTATTAATGACAGAACTAACTAAACTTAAAATTGAGGAACTGGTAGCGAGTCCTAATATCGCCGAGTTACTTGATGAACGTGACTTACATAAAATTGGACTAGATGTTGTTAAGGGATTTGAGAATGATCTACAATCTAGATCTTCTTGGGAACGTAAGACAGAAGAGTCAATGAAACTTGCTTTGCAGGTTGCTGAATCTAAATCTTTCCCTTGGCCTAACGCATCTAACGTTAAGTTTCCTTTGATCACTATCGCCGCATTACAGTATCATGCTCGCAGTTATCCAGTATTGGTTGACGGTGAGATGCCGGTTAAATGCCGGGTAATCGGCGAAGATCCAGACGGAGAGAAGACTAGACGTGCAGACCGAGTATCTAATCATATGTCCTACCAGATTATGGAAGAAGACTGTGATTGGGAACTAGAGATGGATCGTGTTCTTATTACTCAACCTATTGTTGGTTGTGCGTTTAAGAAGACTTACTTCCATCCAGTATATCGCAGACCTGAGTCTGAGTATATCCTTGCACAAGATCTAGTTGTTAACTATTATACTAAATCACTTGAGACTGCACCACGCATTACTCATGTACAGTATATGTCTAAGAATGATCTATATGAGCGTACTGCTCGTGGTTTGTTCCTAGAACTAAAAGATACACGTCCTGTTGCTATTACAGCTTCTGGCCTAACCCTAACACGTAATAAGTCACAGGGTATGGACGCACCAGAAACAGTAGATCCTAGTACTCCTTTTGAAGTATTAGAACAACACTGCAACATTGACTTTGACCAAGACGGGTATGCTGAGCCATATATCGTTTGGGTTAATAGAAGTAACAAACAGGTCTTACGTATTGTAGCTAGATACTTTGAAGACTCTGTTGAGTATGATCCTAAAGGTAAAAAGGTTCTAAGCATTAAAGCTGAAAACTACTTTACTAAGTTCCCGTTTATCCCTTCTCCAGATGGAGGTTTCTATGACTTGGGATTTGGAGTACTTTTGGGACCCCTTAATCAAAGCATCGATACAATCATTAACCAATTGGTTGACGCTGGTACAATGGCTAACACAGCCGGCGGCTTCTTGTCGAGGGGTATCAAAATAAGAGGTGGTAATAGCAACTTTGCTCCATTAGAATGGAAGCACGTTGATACTACAGGTGATGATCTACGTAAGGGTATTGTACCTTTACCAGTTCGTGAACCTTCACAAGTAATGTTTACTCTCCTTAGTTTGTTAATTAACTATGGTGAGCGTATTGGCGGATCAGTAGATATCTTGGTAGGACAAAATCCTGGCCAGAATACTCCAGCTGAGACTAGTCGTACGATGGCTGAACAAGGTATGAAGATCTTTAGTGGTATCTTTAAGCGTACTTATCGTAGCTTGAAGGACGAATTCAAGAAACTATACCGTTTAAATCAGCTATACCTTGATGATGAGAAGCAGTTTGATAGTGATAACGGTGAGTTTAATATCTTTGCAACGGACTATACTGGTCCTTCTACTGATATTAGACCTGCAGCAGACCCACATATCGTCTCAGATTCACAAAGAATGTCACAAGCACAGGCAATGTTACAGTTAGCCTCAACAACACCAGGTGTTAACATACGAGAAGCACAGCTATTGTATGCAAAAGCTTGGAAGATTAGCGATGTTGAGCGGTTATTGCCAGATCCTAAGGGCCCTAATGCAATTCCTCAGGCTCCGGATGTCAAACTTCAGATTGCACAGTTGGATAATCAGACTAGACAGGCTGACCAACAGCTTAAATTGAAGTTAGGTGTGTTGAAACTAATGAAAGATGCTGAACTTAATCAAGCTAAGATCCATAAACTCGAAGCTGAGGCGGTAAAAGCTCTTGAAGAAGCTGGTGGTGTAGGTACCAACCAGAAGATAGCTTTACTTAATGCAGAAATTGCAGCAACTAAAGCTAAAAACGATGGAATCAAGCAGGCAATTGACACTATTGTGCAGTTAAATGCTACTGATGTTTCATCACCAGAAGTAATTGAACCAGTACCAAGTGAGGGAATGTAATTGATTGTTGTAACTGAGCCAGAATTCCTGGAATGGAGACAACATCGAGTTACTCAAGCCTTTTTTAAGGCGTGCTTCAATGACCGTGAGACATTAAAAGAGATGTTGCTAGCCGGTACGGATGACGATAATGGAATCCGTGGCCGTGCAGCAGCACTCGGTTTAATCTTAGGTATGACGTATGAGGACTTGATGGAATCTGTAAGGGAGAATAGAGAATGAGTAACGTATCGGGTATCACCCCAATCCTAAATCGTGTATTATTAAAGCCAATGTTTGTTGTAAATAAAACAGACAGCGGTATTATTATTGCTACCGATGATATGAGTGAAAGAGAGCAGATGGCAAACACTACCGGTGAGGTTGTGGCTATTGGTGATCTAGCATTTAAGGGAGAATATGATAACCCACCGTTTAAGGTAGGTGATAAGATTATCTTTGCTAAGTATGCAGGCTTGATGTATGTAGGTAAAGATGGTAATAAGTATAGAATGATTAACGATGATGACATTACAGGTATCTTAGATCCAGATATGGATTTAGTAGACCCTCATCTAAAGAAAGGTATTAACTAATGAGTGAAGAAACTAATTTGCAACAGACAGAAGGTCAACAACAAACTCCACCTCCAGTGGATACTCCTGAATACGAATCCGAAGCGAGAGCACAGGGTTGGGTATCTCAAGAAGAGTACCGCGGTAATGAAAGAGATTGGGTTGATGCTGAAACCTTTGTTAAACGAGGTCGTGAGATCCTTCCTATTGTACGTAAGAACAATGAGAAGCTTCTTAAAGAGTTGCAAGAGGCTCGTAAGATTGCTGAAGAAGCAAGAAGTACAGCTAAAGAATTTCAGAAGTTCCAAAAGGAACAGTACGAACGTAAGGCTAAAGACCTAGAAGCACAGATGTCTGCTATTAAAGCAGCCAGACGTGAAGCTATTACAGCAGGTGACGGTGAACGTGTTATTGAATTGGAAGAAGCACAAGATGCTTTGAAAGAGGAATTAGCAATCACTAAAGAACAAGCTAAAGCCGAACCACCAAAGCCAGAAGTTAAAGAAGAGATTAAACCTGATGCATCATTGCAATCATGGCTAGATCGTAACGACTGGTTTGGGGTAGACAAACGTACAACTGGTATTGCAAATGGTTTAGGAGAGGCTCTTCGAGCTGAGTATCCTAATTTACAAGGACAAGCATTCTTAGACAAACTAGATGAAGAGTTGGCAGCAACACTTCCTGATAGATTTGGTAAAAAGAAAGTAGCTAATCCAATGGATGTAGGTACACCATCAGGTGGTCGACCTACTAAGAGTAAGCAATCATATGATAACTTACCTGCAGAAGCTAAATCAGCTTGTGATAGGTTTGTTAAACAAGGTCTGATGACTCGTGAAGAGTACGTAGCAGACTATGACTGGACAGAATAAGGAGATAGAGATGGCAACAGCAAAGCGCAAGACCGAAGCAGTAGTAGCAAAAGAAGAAGTATCACAACCTTCTACCGAGAAAGCAAAGACAACACGACGCAATCGTGGTGCCTTTAATGGAACACGTGGTAAATTACAAGTAGGCAAGGATATTCCTGGCTATCATTTGTATTTCTTTAATGATGAACCTGGTCGAGTCCAGGCAGCTTTAGATGCTGGTTGGGAGTTTGTATCTCCTGAAGAGGTAGGTTATGCTTCAACTAACGTTACTAATAGAAACGTAGATCTTGGAGACAGAGTTAGTGTAGTCGGTGGAAAGAACGATCAAGGTATGCCTCAACAGCAGATCTTATTAAAGATCCGTCAAGACTGGTGGGAAGAAGACCAGATTGAAATCCAACGACGTAATGACAAAACAGATGCCGCAATTCGTAAGGGCAAAGGTGGTTCAGGTGTTGATACCACTGGCTTCTATGATGCCGGTATTAAATATTAACTATTAATTTGGAGTTTTAAATGGCAAACGCAAATACTCCTCGTGGCCTAAGCCCAGTAAAAACTATTACTGGTGCTTCATGGAACGAGCAAGGTACATTGTTCGCTATCGCTAACGACGCTTCTAACACATACGCTATTGGCGATATCGTGATGGTAGGTTCAGGCAGTGATGCAAACGGCGTACAATACGTAACAAAGGCAGCAACAACAGACGTTCCAGTGGGCGTTATCGTTGGTTTCCGCCAAGCAGATCCTGGTGTATCTCTAGTAGGTACTACTCTTGATTTAACAAAGATCTATGTAAGCAAATCATCTGGTACTCGTTACGCTTATGTCGTAACTGATCCACAGATCGTATTTGAAGTACAAGGTACTGTAGCTCTTGCTGACGTTGGTAAGAATGCTGGTCTAACTATTACAGCAGATCAGACATCTACACTAGCACCATCAAGCCCGTTATCTAATACAGTACTAGATGCTTCTAGTTTCTTAGCATTAGGTTCAGCTGGCTCATTGGAATTACCATTGCAGATTATTGGTTTGGCTCAACGTCAAGACAATGCTGCTGGTACAAGTGCGAAAGCATTGGTTGTGTTTAATAAACACCAATACAAACAAGCAGCTGGTACAGCTTCAGCTTAATTAGGAGAAAGATAAAATGGCAGGTGTAATTACAACCGGTTCACATCCAAAAGCCCTATGGCCAGGCATTAAAGCTTGGTGGGGTCAGGTTTATGACGAACATCCAGAAGAGTTTACAGCTCTTTTTGACAAAGAAACTTCAATGCAGAACTATGAAGAAGACGTACAAGTTACAGGTTTTGGCTTAGCTCCGGTTAAAGCTGAAGGCGCTGGTGTACAGTATGACTCAGAAGTTCAAGGTTTCACAACTCGCTACACACACGTTGCATACGCTCTTGGTTATATTGTAACTAAAGAAGAGTTGGATGACAACTTGTATGAGCAAGTTTCTAAGAAACGTTCTGCAGCTTTAGCTATGTCTTTCCGTCAAACGAAAGAAAACGTAGCTGCTAACATCTACAACCGTGCTTTCAATAGCACATACAAAGGTGGCGATGGAGTAGAACTATGCTCTACAGCTCACCCTAATACTTCTGGTGGTACTTATTCTAACAAGTTAACAGTTGATGCTGACTTGTCTGAAGCAGCTCTAGAAGATGCAACAATTGCTTTGATGGGTTTTCAAAACGACCGTGGTCTATTGATCAACGTAATGCCTAAATCATTACACATCGCTCGTCAAGAATACTACAACGCTGCTCGTATTTTGAAGTCTGTTAATCAGCCTACAAATGCTAACAACGACATCAACGTATTGCGTGCAAATAACGTGTTCCCAGGTGGTGCAGTATTAAACCACTACTTTACATCTCCACATGCTTGGTTCATTAGAACTAACGTACGTGATGGTATGAAGTACTACGAACGTGTTGGTATTTCATTTGATCAAGATAATGATTTTGATACAATGAATGCTAAGGCTAAAGGTTACGAGCGTTACAGCTTCGGCTGGACAGATCCTCGTGCTGTCTTTGGTTCAAATGGTCCTTAATAGGGACTGATTAAGATGGGGGCTCACGAGGCCCCCTTCTATTTAATTTAATATTGATTGGAGATTTATAATGGCTTCATTGTTTAGAGATACTAAACTCGCAATGGTAAAAACAGTTACCGTTGATAGCACTATGGCTAGTGCAACAGAGATCGCAAAGATCCCTAAGAATTCACGCATCCTTGGTTTTATTGTCAATGGTGCAGGCGAAACAGGCGCTACTATTTCATTAGGCAAGACTACTGCCGCTGATGAATATGTTAATGCTTATAGCCTTACAGCAGGTTTTATTCCTTGGATTAATGCTGTAGACTCAGCTGCTCTAGGAACTGTAACTTCTACAGACTCTTCTGTGTATGCTATTTGTGATTCAACATCTGGTACTTGGCAAGTTTCTATCATCTTTAGCGCAACTTATTAATAGGGGGTTAACATGGCAACGTCCATTCAAATCCTACAAGATGGTCCACGTAACGTTACTGTAAAATACGTAGGTATTCTTACAGCTGACATGACAGAAGAAGTAGTAGTTGATCCTGCAACTTTATCAGACTTTGATATTAATGGTGTTAAAGCTTCACAGCTTCGTATTGATAAGATTCAATATGACGTAGAAGACTTACTAGCTATTAACTTATTGTTTGAAGGTTCAGTAGACGCTCCTATTTGGTACTGTGTAGGTCGTGGTATTGGCTCTATTAAAGCACAGGGTGGTATTAGCAATAATGCTACTAATCCAACAGGCAAGATTATAGCTACTAGTAACTATACAGGTACTGGTTCTACTCCTCTTAGCTTTTCAATTATCCTTGATTTGGTAAAACAGTAATGGAAGAAATCATTGGTTTATTATTCTTAGATCGTAACCTTACGCATTTAGAGCATCTTAAAGCTACAGGCCCTGGCAGCTATGCCAAGCATATGGCTTTGGGGTCTTTCTATGATGATGTTATTGATCTAGCTGACAAGCTTGCAGAAGCGTATCAGGGTGCAGAAGGTATTATGCAGGACATTCCTTTAATGTCTAATGTGCCTAATGAGCCAATTGATATGACTCTATACTCACATATGCAAATGATCGAAGCTATGCGTAAGAGTGCTTGTAAGATCACAGCAATCCAAAACATTATAGATGAGGTAGTATCATTATACTTATCGACTATTTATAAGTTAAGGAACTTACAATAATGCAAGTAACAAACACAAACGCTAAAGAACTTCAATTAGAAGCTACTATCATTAAAGCTGATGGTACAATCGTACAGCTTGGAGTTATTGATTATTGGCATAAGAACCCAATTAAACGTATTATATGGAGAATTAAAAAATGGCTACACTCTTAGTCAACACAGGTAAAGCAGTAATTACCAATCGTATTAAAGGTGCTGGTACAGAACCTTCTTATGTAGCATGGGGAACTGGCGCAGGTACTACAGCTGCTGCAGATACAACTTTGTTTACAGAAACAGGAACTCGAGTAGCAGGTACATCAACACAACAAACTACTACAACTACTAATGATACTTATCAAGTTGTTGGTACACAAACAGCAGGTGGTGCTTTAACTATCACTAACGCTGGTTTATTTGATGCGCTTACTACAGGTAACTTATTTGTTAAAGGTGACTTTACAGGTATTGTTTTAGCTACTGGTGATTCAATTCAATTTACATTTAAAGCACAATTTAGTTAATAGGTATTTATATGGCATTTACATTAGCAGATAGAGTTAAAGAAACAACAACATCCCCTGGTACGGGTACCGCTACACTAGCAGGAGCTGTGTCTGGATACCAATCCTTTTCTGCTGGTATTGGTGCTAATAATACTACTTACTATGTTATCGCAGACCAATCCGGTACAAACTGGGAAGTTGGTCTCGGTACAGTAGGGGCCGGTGGTACAACGCTGGCCCGTACTACTGTTTATAAGTCATCTAACGCTAACGCATTAGTTAACTTTGCAACAGGAACACAAGACGTATTTTGTACTTATCCAGCTCAAATGGCTGTATATGGAAATACAACAGTTACTGCCGGTTCTTATACGAACGCAAATATTACTGTTGATGCACAAGGAAGATTAACATCTGCCTCTAATGGTACAGGTGGATCTTCAACACTCACACTTAATAATAAAACAGCTGCATATACAGTTGATGCTACTGATTTAGGTAAAGTAATTAACTGTACAGCTAACACATTTACAGTTAGTGTAACGTCTCCTGTTACACTGGGAGCAGGATTTAATTGCTGGATTTGGAATACTAGTGACAGTTACCCAGGTACTGTAGTTACAGTAACACCTTTAGCAGGAACAATTGCTGGTCAGTCTAGTATTACTTTATACCAAGGTGAAGGTATTCAAATTGTATCTGATGGTACTAATTTTATTATTGGTGATAACGATTACATAAGTCAAAATACTAGAGGAATTTGGGTTAGACCAGCTGCATCTGGTGTTAACTCAACTGCAATAGGTAGAGCAGCAGTTTCTGGAGCAGAATCTTCAACTGCTATTGGAAACAACTCAAGTAATGGTGGGTCAACTACTGCTACTGGTCTTGGGTCTATGGCTCTTGGTGGGGCTTACGCTTCTGGCACAGATTCTCTAGCTGCCGCAATTTCTAGTAATTCAACTAGCTATGGTGCTACTGGCACAAGCAGTATTGCTATGGGCTATCTGACTAAGGCCACAGCTAACTATGCAGTTGCTGTTGGTAGACAATGTACAGCTAACTCTGCTGATGCTTTTGCTTTTGGTAGTGTTGCAAGTGCTTCAGGAAATGGTGCTTTATCTTTTGGAGGAGCATCATCTGGAAATTACGCTACTAGTTTTCATGGTGTAGCATCAGGTACTTATTCAGCTGCTTTTGGATATGGTGCAAATACTCATAGTGTATATGGTAAAGTTGCATGGGCATCTCAACCAATAAATACACAAGGTGATTCACAAAGTTCCTTAGTTACATTTAGAAAACAAACAGCAGATGCAACTCCAGCTAAATTACTTTCTTCATTTAGTGGAGATACAGTTGGGCCAACTAATCAATTAACATTACAAAACTATTCATCTATGATGTTTAGAATTCAGGTTACAGGAAAACAAGCATCTAGTACAAACATAGCTGGTTATATCTTTGAAGGAATAGCCTATAGAGGAGCCAATGCCTCTACAGTTGTACTTAAAAACTCAACTAAAAACGTATTATATGAAGATGTAGCGGGTTGGGATTGTGCTATTGCAGCAGATACTACTAATGGTTGTATTTCAATTACAGTTACTGGCACAGCTGCAACAACAATTTACTGGGCGGCTTCTGCTCAATGTACAGAAGTAGCTACATTATCATAAGGATTATAATATGGCAATTCAATTAGATTTAGAACACTCACAATATGGTGTTGCATTTAAAGGTGCATATTTTCGTATTGTAACAGTATCAATTAGTAGAAATACTATTAGCCCTATTTTACCTAAGCTTATGGTAATGATAGACGTAGCTGGTTATGCTACACAACCTACAAATGACAACACACGTGATATTGACTTTAGACGCTATCACGTACCTTTGCTTGATATTGAAGTACAAGAAGGCTCTGCTTTTTTAGATAAGTGTTATACATGGGTAATGAGTCAGCCGGATATGGCAAATAGCGTAGGAGTTTAATATGCCTATTAACTTAAACCATACAGGTGCTGGTGTAGTTACACTAAATGCACCTACTAGTGGTACTCCTACATTAACTTTACCAACAGCTGATGGTACGTCAGGACAAGCATTAACTACAGATGGTGCTGGTAATTTATCTTTTTCTACGGTAGGTGGTGATTTATATTACCGTAGAAACACAGCAACTACGTTAAACTCCGGTGTTACTACACAACAATCTTGGTTAGGATTAACTGATGGTGTGACAGTTGCGGCTAATACTGTATATGAGTTTGAAGGATATTTTCAGTTAAACACATCAGGTACTACATCACATACTGAACGTACTAGTTTTATTTTAACTACTGCAACCGTTACTGACATTGATTACTTTGTAGAACGTTTTGTTAACAGTGCTGCTGGTTCAGCTCAGTTTGGTAACGTAGGAACATCAGAGGCTAACTTAACTGTTACTGGTTCTATTACTACTACACAAAACGTACACTATCACATTTATGGTACTGTTGCTTTTGGTACTGGAGGTTCATTTGATCCTGCTCTTTCATTCTCAGCTGCTCCTGGTGGTACTTCTACAATAGGTCCTGGTGCTTTCTTTAAGCTTAGAGCAATAGGAACAACTGGTTCTAATAACTCTAGTGGTACATGGGTTTAATAATTAACAATGGGTAATAATTATGTTTAGTGATGGTCCTATTTCTTCTGCTCCGTTTTCAAGTAGTAGTAGAGTTGCTAGTGTATTTACTAAACTAATTACTTACCTATCAACAACTACAGTTACTAGACGTCTGGGTGTTTCATTAATTAAAAGTATTACAAGTACTATTACTGCAACCCTTACAGATGTCTTTGCTTATCTTAAGCAGTTAACTGTATCTATTACTAAGACTGTATCTTTAATACGGTCTATCAGACTTACAAAGAGTATTACTGTTACAACCGTAGCATCTATTATTAGACGTATTTTAAAGACGTTATTAGATCAGATTACCACTACAGCAACAGTAACAACTATTAAGAGTCTGTTAAAAACTATAACAGTTAGTATTACAAATACAATTACTTTACTTAAGAGTATTGCATTTAAACGTACTTTAACTGTAGCAGTAACAACAACTGCAAGTTTAATTAAACGTCTATTTGAAATTATAAGTAGTACAACTACAGTAACAAGTTCAATTACATTAATTAAACAATTACTACGTACTATTAGCGTATCTATTACTACTATTAGTTCTGTAATTAAACGCTTAATTAGAACATTAAGTATTACAGTAACAAATACAAGTACTATAATTAATCTTAGAACAGTACTTAAAGCTATAACAGCTACAGTAACCACTGCAGTTACTATTATTCGTAGTATCTTAAAACCAATTACACGTACTGTGTTAGTAACAGTTAGCTTAACTAAACGATTGTTTGAGACATTAACAGTGTTAGTTACTAATACAGTAACCTTAATTGAATTAGCTGCTATCTTACGTACATTGGCAGTAACGTCAACTGTTGTAGTTTCGATGATTCGTAGTATTAAAATAACTCTTACTGATTTAATATCTACAACAGTCACACGACTAAGTAGTGTATTAAAACCATTAAGTGCATCTGTTACTAATACTGTTAGCATGATTAAATCAATTAGATTAATTAAGGCAATAACAGATACTGTTGTTATTACGCAACAAAAAGCATTATCTTTATTTAAGACTGTAACAAGTACAGTTACTGTGACTATACGTAAAGCTTTAAGTTTAATTAAAACAATTAGTATTACCGTAGTTCCTACAATGATTAAGGCCATTAGCCTTATTAAAACCATTGCAGTTACTGTAACAACTTTATTATTTAAGTCTGTACCTAAGACTTTAAGTGATCTTGTTGCTACCTCAGTAACCTTAAGTAGAGCATATTCATTAATTAAAGCTATTAATAGTACTGTAACTCCTACTATTAAAAAGGCTATTAGTTTAATTAAAACTGTAAGCAGTTCAGTTGTTATTAGTTTAATTAGACGTATTAATAAGATCTATAGAGTAACAGTTACATCAGTAAAAACCCTTAGAAAGTCTGTGTTAAAGCCTATTACTAGAGCAATAACTACAGTAGCTATTTTAAATGTATTACGTGCTAGGATAATGACAGTAGCTATTACTACTACAAGGTCCTTGTTTAAACAAGTAGGTAAGCGTATAACAGCTACTAAGACTGTTATAGCCACTATGACTAGAGGTAGGGCTAGGGTATTAAGTATAGTATCTAATGTAACTATAACTAGCCATAAGCTTGTTTATAAGTATCTTAAT